TCGCGTGCAAAAACTGTGTATTCTTCCTCGCCAATCGCTGCGAGATTATCGACGGCGAAATCGAAGACGAGGCCGTTTGCAAGTTTTGGATTATCCCCGACGCAGCCCTCGGGATTGAGACCGCACCCGAGCCGGTTGCACCGATGGAAGCCGACGACGAGATGATGACTGCAGACAAGGCCATCGAAGACCGCGACACCACGCCGGCACAGCGCGAAGAGATGCCCGCGTCGGACTTCGTCATTCCCGAGACGCGCAACTTCCCCATCGTGACCCCTGGCGACATTCCCGCTGCGGTCTCGTCGTGGGGCCGCTACGAAGGCGACGTCACCTTCGAAGAGTTCAAACAGCGCCTCATCGACCTCGCCGTCAGCAAGGGCGAAGCGTTCGTCGCACGGCTTCCGCAGGAGTGGAAGGACGAGATGGACGCCGAGAAATCGGCAGCCCTTGACAACCCCCTGACAATGGAAACAGACGAAGCGGTGAAGCGCTTCGCACGACGATTGTTGGGGCGCGCATGAAGTCACTCGCACACGCAATCAAAGCAACCGCACCCTACACCCTCGCCGGTCGTGGCGTGGTGTTCGGTGGTGAAGACCTGACCGGTGACCGCTTCAGCCGCGACACCGACTTCGGCGCGACCCGGTCGTTCGTCGGCATGCCGGTCTACTACGACCACGCCCTCGGTGGCATCAAGTCCGCAATCGGCACGGTCAGGGCATGGACGCCGACGGACGACGGCATCGACGTCGAAATCGAGTTGGACCGCCGGCACAAGTACGTTGCCGAGGTGATGAAACTCGCCGAGAAGGGCGCCCTCGGGCTGTCGACCGGTGCCGCGTCGCATCTCGTGGAGCGCGTCGGTGGCGACATCAAGCGGTGGATCGTGGCAGAGATTTCTCTCACCCCGACCCCGGCGGAACCCCGCACCACAACCGAAGTCAAGACCTCAGGGAATCCCGTGCGCACTGCGGCGGACGTCACCGGTCACGACGATACAACCCGCAGCACAAGCACAGAGGACACCATGGAAAACGTGAAAGAAGCCGTCAAGGCAGCCCTGACCGAACTCGCCGGCGAACCCGTCAACGGCGGCACCTACCAGCCGACCGCAACCGTCAAGGCCCTGCCGGCAGCCGTGGAGGCCGAGAGCCCCTACGCGTCCAACGAGTACCACCAGGCATACAAGTCGTTCATGCGCGGCGCGTCGGACGCATCGACCATGAACACGCTGACCAACGCCAAGAGCGCAGCGGCATCGTTCTACAAGACGATGACCGAGGCAACCAACAACGACGGCGGCTACACCGTCCCGACCACGATCAACCGCGAGATTGTCGCACGCCGTGACGAACTCTCGTTCCTCGGTCAGGTTGGTTTCACCCGCGTCACGACCGAGTCGTGGAAGCACATCATGCCGGCGCAGTCGACGAAGGCCACTCCCGGCATTGTCAGCGAAGGCACGACCGCAACCGCCAGCGAACCGAACCTCGCCAACTCTAAGACCATCCAGCTGTACAAGGATACGTTGGAGTTCGCACTGTCCGACGAACTGTTGGCCGACACCTCGAGCAACCTCGAGCAGTTCATTCAGGGCGAAATCGCCCGCGCGATGGCAGTCAGCGCCAACAACTACATCGTCAACGGCAGCGGTTCGGGCCAGCCCTACGGTTTGCTCACCCGCGTCACGAACACCACGGCATTCAGCGCCACGGCCATCACCAACGCGCAGATTGTCGGCCTCAGCACCGACGTCGCCGGCGAGTACCTGACCAACGGGCAGACCGGTTTCATCATGCAGAACAGCACGTGGGGCGCGCTGAAGGTCCTCGACCTGACCAACTACAACCGCATCACCGAGACGGTGAACGGGCAGCGGTTGGTTGAGGGTTGGCCGGTGATGTTGTCGGCACAAATCCCGGCAATCGGCACGACCAACAAGTCCATCATCTTCGGTAACTTCAGCTACTACGCATTTGTCGAGCGCACCTCGGGCGTCCAGATTGAGCGCTGGCGCGACATCCGCAAGGGCCTGACCTACGTGGTGGCATCGTGGCGCTACGGCGGCGACGTCACCCAGATCGAAGCCTTCGCCCTCGGCGTGCACGCCTAATCATCCAGGGCAACTGCCGAGTAATCCTCGGCAGTTGCCCGCTATGGAGTCCCCACCATGAAAATCCAAATGTTGCACAGCATGGCGTACCGCGTCCCGGGCACCAAAATCACCGAGGCATACCACCCCGGCGACGTGGTCGACCTGTCCGACGCGGAAGCACAGCAACTCATCGCCGAGGGGTCGGCGGTCGCCCTGACCGACGAACCCGCACCGGCCCCGACCGAAGCGAAACCCAAGCGTCCGAAGGTGGTCTAATGGCGTACGCAACCGCAGCCGATTTGCGCGCATGGCTGAAAATCGCATCGACGTCAGACGACACGCAGCTCGGATATGCGGTCACGCGTGCACAGCAGTACATCGAGACCGAGGCCGGGCGCATCTTCGAAGCGGCAGCCGACACGACGCGCACCTTCACCCCGCTACATCTCAGCCGCGGCGGTGATTTGCTTGACCCGGACACGCTGCAGTTTGATACCGATTTGTGCGCGCTGACGTCCATCACCAACGGCGACCTCGTCGCGATCAGCGTCAGCGACGTCAAGCTGCTGCCCCTCAACCGACGGCCGGCCTACGCCGTGCGCATCGTGGCAGGGACCGCAGCGTGGTCGTACAGCACCACCCCGTGGGGTGCGGTCTCCATCGTCGGCCGGTGGGCCTACTCCACCACGCCGCCGGCGGACATCGTCGACGCCACTCTCGCCCTTGGCGCGCACCTCTACGAGAACCGCGACCAATCCAGCTACCGGCAGGCTGCGGTTATGTCGGCAGACGGGGCGCCGATTATCCCGCCAGGCATGCCGTCCATCGTGACGCGTGCCATCAGGCAGTATCGGCGGCACTCATGAGTAGCCAGCTGACCGCCATCGTGGACGCCATCGTCGGCATGAGCGTCTCGCCGGTGACCACGGTGCTGCGTGGCACGTCGCTCAAAAACGCGGTGCAACTCGCAGACGCGCCGGTGCGCATCGTCTCGGCGGTAGGCATGCAATCCGCACGGACACGGACCGCAACCCTCGGAGGTGCGGGGCACGTGATGACCGCGGAGTGGACCATCACCGACGTGGCGCTGATTCGTGCAGCGGGTGTCGGTCTCGGGCTGTCGGACGTCGTCGGCGATATGGAGTCGTACCTCGCCGCCTATCATGACGCCGTGCGCACGCTAGTAAGTTCGTCGTGGTCGGTGATTGACGTTCGCTGTCGGGCGCAGATTCTCGAGTGGCCGCAGGCGTCTGGCAGGTTTTTCGATGCGGTCATTGCGACCGTTACCGTCTCTGAGATTATCCAATAGGAGGAATCATGGCGCAGTCTACTGCCCTCGTGAATGGCGTCGCCTCAACGGTGTCGCTGAAGGTCGCCTCGGGTTCGTACGTTGACATCAGCGGGTCGTCGATGTCGGTCTCGGCTGCAACCGCAACCGTGGCCACGTCGGACTCGTACACCCTCGACGGCGCGAACGCCGTCATCCTGACCGGCAAGTTCGAGCCGGTCGACGTCACGGTGAATATCTATTACACGGAAGTTACCTCGACCGAAGCGTTCATGCTTGCGCAGGGCGCATTCGCCGCGAAGTCGACTGTTCAGCTGAAGTGGGTGCCGAAGGGTGCCGCGTCGGGCGCGAACACCATCGAAACCGCAGCGTCGGGCTATATCACGTCCATCGACTACCCCGAGGTCGACGCATCCAAGCCGGACGCTCTCGCGGTCAGTTTCACCATCCGCTGTCCGGGCATCACCTACACGGACGTCGCATAATCAGGCACGGCGGCATGTGTGGGGCATGCCGTCGGGCCACGCACAACCCCACAAAAACCTCTGCCAGATCCCCCACGATAGGAGCATACCCCACATGACCTATACCATCGACCAAGACGCACTGACCGTGCGCGACCTCATCGCCCTGCAGAACGCCGGCAACGACATCACCGCGCAGGTCGCTATCCTGCGCAAGTGCGTCATCGTGGATGGCGACGGCAGCTTCGAAGACCTGCCTGCACGCCACTACGGCGCAATCGTGAAGGCCATTCTCGGAGCGCTGACCGCCTCGGGAAACTGAGGCGGGCACTCTACGCCCATCTGTGGACAGGCGCAGACGTGCCCATCGAATACAGCCGCTTGAAAATGTGCAGAGACGTCTACCACTGCACGCCGACGGAGTTGGACGCGGTGCCATGGCGCGTCATCGCCGAAGATTTGACCATGATGGCCGTGGAGACTGAGGTGCAGAAGCGATGGCAGAAGAGACGGTCTTAATTCGATTCAAGGGCGAAGACGATGCGAGCGGCACGGCGAAATCTGTGCAGCAAAACATCGACGGCATCAGCACCGCGGCAGGCAATGCCGGCGGTGCATTCTCGTCGATGGGCAGCATCATGACGGGCGTGCTGCAAGGCGTCGGGCAGAATCTCGCAACCTTCGCCCTCGACATCGGCGGCAAGGCGCTTGGCGCAGTCACCGACTTCATCGGCGGCGCGATTGACGAGGCGGCCGGGTGGCAGTCGGCATTCGCCCAGACTGAGGCGGTCATCAAGTCCACTGGCGGCGCTGCGGGGCTGACCGCATCACAGATGGCTGACATGGCCGTCGCGATGTCGGCAGCGTCGGGGCAATCACTCTTCAGTGATGACGCCATCCTCGGCGCGCAAAACGTCTTGGCGACTTTTACCCAAATCAAGGGCGAGAATTTCGGCACGGCTACGCAGTCGATTCTCGACATGTCGCAAGCCCTCGGCACTGACCTCAACTCCGCGGCGATGCAAGTCGGCAAGGCGCTCAACGACCCCGTGGCCGGGCTTGCGGCATTGTCACGCTCCGGCGTCCAATTCACCGCCGACCAGGAGGCCATGATTAAGGCCATGGTTGAGTCGGGCAACGTCGCCGGTGCACAGAAGGTCATGCTCGACGAGCTGGCTAACCAGTTCGGCGGCAGTGCCTCGGCTGCGGTCAACACCTTCGCCGGGCAGCAAATTGTCCTGCAGGAGAAAATCGCTGACGTACAGCAGACCCTCGGCGAAGCACTGCTACCGGTGTTGGTGGAGGTCGGCACGTGGGTCGCTGACACGCTTGTGCCAATCCTCGCCGACGGCGTGACCGCGCTGTCTGCATGGATAACGTCGTGGACCGACCT